CAACAGATACTCACGCTGTCTGCGCACCTGGTTGATCTTATGTTTGTAATCTCGTTTGAATCCTTCGCTCTTATGTCCTTCAGTCTGTGCCATCATATAGTGATCGAATGACTCTAGACTTTTCTTAATTGCGTCCGGATTCGATGGGATATTCACTATAGAAAACTCCTTTAAAATCGTCTTGTCAAAGTAGTACGTCTCCGGGTCTTCATTCATATGCTCGATGCCCCAATGCCCCGCAACCGGCATGAATCCTACAGATGTGCTGGTCAACGTACCGAAGTCTACTTTCTTTAAAATTTTCTCAGCTAGAGGGTTGATGTCTTCAGTTTCAAAGTACGCACGACCCACCAATGAATCACCTTCGCGCATCGCCTTACCTGGACCTAGCACATTGTCTGGAGATTCCATTCCAGTCAAATGCTGGTAATAGAATGCGCCTGATCGGTTATAGTCTTCAATGTCCCAGCCATCAAGCTTGATGATAGTACCATGCGAATCCCTTCGCTCATTGCTGATCACAAATTCACGCTCTCTGTTATCGTCGTGAATGCCCCTGATGTCTGTAGCCTGGTTATATGTCCTCAGTATCATCTTCGTTGTCTATGTCGTTATCATTATCCGGCTGATCCGGTTTTTCCATGTAGTAATCTTGTGCCTGTTCCAATGGAATAGTATTCAACATCTGATAAAATGTCTGACCTAAGCCGTTCCTGATAGGATTCATTCCCTCCACATCTCTTACTTCATCTTTATTCATGAAACCATGACTGAGCGCAATCTGATGTGCTTGGTATCGTGTCAACATGTCGACACGGTATAGTCCCTTTAGTTCAAACTTCATGTAAAACCTTCCGCGCTCAGATGGCGTGAATAGTTTTCTATTATGCTCATTCTCCAGCAGGATTGTCAACGGCGCAATTGTAATTGCAAGAAATCTATTAAACTCAGAATCTGCCTTGTTGTCAGCCAAATCGCTACGACCAATTAAAGACAATGGAACGCCAAACATACGCGCTACGTCTTCGACTGCGAATTTCTTTGCCTCAATCAGCTGAGCGTCAGCAAATGGCAGATTGTACCTCAATGGCTCGTACTTGAATCCCTGTGGCAATGCTGCTATACCTCCGTTCTTGCCGGTAGCTTGATCTTGAAATTTCTGTCGCAAATAATCCAATTCATCCTTACCGATCATCCGCTCAGATGTCAGGTAACCGCTAACGGATACGCCATCCTTGTACATGTCAGTTGAGTAGTTAATGATCTGTCCGGCGTCAGTTAATGTGTTACGCTTCAACTGGATTCTGCTCAGCCCCTTAATTCCGTCAAAGTTAAAATCCATCAAATGAATCATATCTCGCTGACTGACTGCATTAGTGACTCTCGATTGAAGATCAGTAATCTTGTACCATCGTTCTTCTATACCATCCATATCCAGTATGTAAGGCTCTACCTGCTCCGGTTCTAATCTCTTTAATCCTACAATCCTACCACCTTGACGCAAGATTAATGCGTACGCATTACCATACAATAGATAGTCAGCTATCAACTGGCCATAGTAATCAGCAGCCGTATACAATGTGTAAGGCTCTGAATTTATCAGCTGGTATAATGGATGTTGTGGTGCTGGATATTTACCGTCGGTTCGCTGCTCAACGACCTTTGGACTAACAAGGGAAAGTGTTCGCTGAATCACGTCGATGCAGTCAAGAACTACACCAATGCTTACAGATTTTTTCGTAGTAACGACAACCTGCTTACCTCCCATCTGTAACGGAAGGAAATAGTTTTCTAAGTCCACAGCACGCTGCTGTTGCTTAGGTTGCCGTGAGAAGAGTCTTGAAAATACACTCATACCTTGCAAACATAATAGTTTGCGCGATTAATTAGTGTAACTATTTCTAAACCTCGTAACTACACTTATGCGGATACCGATCTTGCACCCAGTCTATGAAATCCTGATTAATTGCCTCGTCATGTACTGAGATTACATCGGTGAACACCTCCATGTTTTCGATCTGTTCACGCGTCACCTTTTTTCTGATGATTGCGTCATGTGTCGGCGTTCCTTGCACACCAGCGTGATTCGCGTAGCTTGACTTCACAAGTATACCGCCTTCGTAATTCCTGTTGTACGGCATTGATAAAAACACAGACTTATTGATCCTCATAGGACAATGAATGTCATAATATTCTTTCATGCCGGTTTCGTTAATTGTATCCACCACCAACCTTCTGTATGGATCAGCCTTTGGTCTCTCCATTACTTCGGTCAGCGATTCTTGTGAATAGAAATACGGATACGTCGTTGCTTGCGTTTCGCACGTCAGAAAATAGTCATCATTGAACATTATAAACTCATCACTTACTTCCGGATGTTCACATGCCGCTTTAATCTTGTCGTGAATATTGTTGGCTTTCGGATGGTACTCATTAAATGGTATATGTTTTAAATTCCTAAGCCATTTAGGCATGAATCCAACTATCCAAATGTTCCGATATCCTCGCAAGTTCTTTTCTATAGATCGCAAACAAAACCGCAATTCATTGTTACTATTAACTGATCCGGTACCCATCGGAATCACTACGTCTATTAATGACTTCGTGACAGACCGCTTCGTTTTCATGTACTGCAAAATCTGGTCATGTTTTGATCGAGCATCCTTCAACATAGACACGGAATGTTTACGATAGTAAAATAGATACTCCGGTATAATCCTAATTTTATATCCTTTCTCCGCTGCGCTAAGCCAAAAGTCCCAATCCTCGTATCCGTCTTTCATTTTCTCATCATACCCACCAATATCCTTCCACATTGATTTACGAAATAGTGAGCAGCAGTTGATCCAGTTTTTTGTTCTTATTTCCGAAACAGATGGTTGCAAATTTAAACTACCCCATGTTCGCGATTCATTGCCGAACGTTTTCAGCCATGTACTTACTATGTCTGACTCATCCATCAGTTCAATGGTCCGCTCTAAAAACTTATGATCAATTTTATCATCCGCGTCTAATGGCAGTATAAACTCTCCTTTTGCCGCCTTTATCCCTGCGTTACGTGCGCTGCTTAGTCCTCCGTTCTTTTTTTCGATGCATCTTGCACCAAGCAAGTTAGCAACTTCCGTCGTGTTGTCAGGCGATCCGTCATTCACGACTATAATCTCATAGTCTTTATAAGTCTGACACTTTACTGACTCAATTGCATCCTTTAAAAAATGTGCCTGCTTGTAACACGGAATGACTACGCTTACAATTACTTTTTCCATGAGTGGCTGTAATGGTGTACACAATAAGTGTCTTCTTTGACTTCTTTACTATCAAACTTTTCGTACCACCGATGCCCGGACAATGACCTTTCCGGCATGATCGTAGTTTTAGATCCCTTGTAATCGCACACATGAGGCACATCTAAAAATCTGTATTTAAAATTTGTGTGCGCGTAAATTAAATTACTCACTAATCTTGGTCCAGTCGTTAACTCAATTTCCGGCATATTAAAATCCATGTTGTCCATGAAATCCATGCAGTCCACAAAAAACTGATGCCCAGGTTCTGAGACCATGCAATGATTGTTGATCCACCGCTCAGATTCCATGCCTATCGTTAATCCATCACAAAAATCAAAGGACTTATACATCTCAACATCCAGGTCAATGTACGCGCCACCATAGAGGTGCAACAGGTAGTACCTTACATAGTGGTTCAATACAGTGTAGTTCTTATTCTCTACACACCACTTAACACATGGACTGTCGGCGATCTCATGTACAATCGTGTTGCCTACCGGATGAATGATCCACTCTGGAGACAACACGCGCTGCCATGATTCAAGGTACTTATTGAATTGATCCGGCATTTGTTTCTCACCGATCCAAATTTTAAAAACTATTCTCGGAATCTTATATGTGTTCCCCATGCGCAAAATATCTTGTTTTTCCTACCTTAAAACTTTCATACGTTATATATCTCCTCTTACCTACCAGATTCTCGACCAGTTCCTCAGTTTCTTTCCAGGCTGCCAAGTAGCTTCCCTTTTTATCAGGTAAAGATTGCAGTACCTGAAAATACAACACGAAGTAGTCGCGCCTGGTCATCCAAACATATCACGCAATGACTGCATAGATAGTTCTTCCTCCTTGTTGAGTTCCGTACTCATCCATGCAGCGATCGCAGTTACCAATGATGCGACGCCGTCTATCTTATTTTTACTCTTACTCTTTGACGGTTTGATGTTGCCAGCTGCATCAGTTTCTAGCTCTACATTCCCAAGCATCCACCGCATTACCGGATCGCCATCGTGTTTGATCTCTCTGCTCAAAACCATCGTCTCCAGCCGCTTGGTTGCCGGTGACAACGTGATAAATCCCTGGCGCACAGCTCCACACGATACACCTTCAGCCTCTATTTTAGGAATCAACAAATCCGCATTCATTGGATCGTAGCCTATCAGTTCAACGTTGTATTTTTCGCAACTATCCAACAGATCACGTATAATGTAATCATAATCTATTACGTTGCCTGGCGTTGCAGTAATTAATCCTTTTGACACCCATTCTTTATAATCTACACCATCAGGTCTGCGTCCTTGATTTGCCTTTTCATAAGGAACGTAGTAGTGATTCCTAAAAACTCCACAGTCTGGGAATAAGTACGTTACAGCCGTAACGTCTACCCGACTACTCAAGTCGATGCCAATGAAACATTTACCTAATGGTTGTTCATCAGATTCGCAAGCCGTCCAATCGTCATCCTTAATCCAAACTTTAGCGGCGTCAACCCAAAGATTTAAGTTTTTTGTAAGAAACTCAACTAATGCGCTGCTTCCTTCAATCTTTGCGTTTTGATAGAAAGATCGCATCTGTTCCCATCGCGGAGTGTTTCCTATGTTTGGATTCGCCTTCTGCCATGTCTGTTCATCGTTGTAATCGTCACCTTCGTCAAGAGTCCAAATGATTCCGAATAGTGAATCGTTCTGTACCTTGTCTTCAAGTACATCTGTCAGTACTTTTCTGAATTCATAACATGGACCATTTTTGTTAAATCCGGCAGTCGTTATGATCGCAAGCAATGGCTGTGTCCTTCCACCCATCCCGGTCTCAACTACCTTTACCATCTCGTTAGTCTTTGCGCTGTGGTATTCGTCAATGATGGCAAGATGGGGATTGGATCCATCATTGGTGCCTGCGTCTGCTGTTAGTCGCGTGATGAATCCGTTTGTCTCCGTTTCCACAATCTTATACTGCATCACTCGCGCACGATTTGCAAACTTAGTGCTATCCTTAGAAAGGTACTTACACATTGCAGTTGCTGCGTTATAAACATATGCCGCCTGGTCCCTTGTGTTCGCTACACTATAAACTTGTGGTGCGTGTTCACCATCAAAGAAAGTAGCTATAATCTGTAATGCGGCTGCCAGTTCAGACTTTCCACCCTTACGGGCCATTTCGATGTACGCCTTTTTGAATCTTCGGAATCCAGTTTGCTTTTCTACCCATCCATACAACATCGCAATTATAAAGGCCTGGAATGGCTGCAAGTCAAACGGCTTACCTCCGTATGATCCAGAAGTATTCCTCAAAAGTTTGACGATAGAAATCGCACGATCAGCCTTAACGGTATCAAAGCAATATCTATCATCAAGCATATCGCTGACGTGACGCTGCACAGCAAGCTGAACGTACCTGTTGTGGCGATGTGGTTTCTCTTGAACGTCTCGTATGAACTGGTTGTACAGCGTCATCCTATAATCAGCGACGTAATCAACACACACAAT